ATATAGACTTTTTTATCCCCCTTTTCGGAAGGATGTGATTTTTTATGGCAAGCAAGAAAAAGATATACGAACTTAGCGAGATAATTCCTCTGTTATCAGAAGAACAGCTCAAAGTTGCATCCGGAATGATTGCTGATGCCGAGTTCATGCAGGAACAACTGGCAATGCTAAGGGAGACAATAAAAAAAGATGGTGTTTCAGAGAATTATCAGTATGGTAGTAAACAAACTGCTGCAATGACTACTTACTTGCAAGTGCAAAAGCAGTACGGAACTATCATCCGATATCTGACCGACCTGATTCCATCAAATCCGGTTAAGAATAAAAACGATGAACTGCTCGAGTTCCTGAAGGATAACTGATGATTGAGTTCGAGCAGTATTTCGGACAGATAGTTGATGGAAAGATTGTTGCATGTGACAAGATGAAGCGAATGAGCGAGAGACTACTCGAGCAGTATCTTGCTCCTGATCAGTTTCATTTTGATGCAGACATCGCAAAAAGACATACGAAGTTCATTGAGCAGTTTTGCAAGTTACCGAGTGGAAATATTGGCGAGCCGTTGAGGTTGGAGCTGTTCCAGAAGGCAAGATTGCAAGCATTGTTTGGCTTCGTTGATGACAATAATTTGCGCCAGTACAATGAGTGCTTGATTATTGAAGGCCGAAAGAATGGAAAGACAACAGAGACGGCGGCGGTTGAGCTTGACCTTCTGATAAATGACAAGGAAGGCGCTCCGCAGATATACAATCTTGCGACAATGCTCGAGCAAGCCAAGCTTGGATTTAATGCAGCGCATAAGATGGTTATGCAAAGCCCCACACTGGCGAAGTGGATAAGAAAGAGAGCATCAGACCTCTATTGCGACATCAATTATGGCTTCATTAAGGCTCTTGCTTCAAATAGCAATAGTCTTGATGGCCTTGATGTCCACGGAGCCGTTATTGATGAGCTTGCAGCCATTAAGGACAGAGATTTATATGATTTGATAAAGCAGGCAATGGGAGCGAGAAGGCAACCGTTGCTTTTTTGTATTACAACAAATGGCTTTGTCAGAGATGGAATCTTTGATGCCCAATATGCTTATGCATCCGGTGTTATAGATGGAACGATAAAGGATGAGAGATTCCTTCCGTTCATCTATGAGCTGGATGATGTCGAGGAATGGGATAAGCCTGATTGTTGGATGAAGGCGAATCCTGGTCTCGGAACGGTCAAGAGTTATGACTATCTCAATCAGATGGTCGACAAGGCAAAATCAGATCCAAGCTTCAAGCCGACAGTTCTGGTAAAGGATTTCAATCTCAAGCAGAATCCTGTCTCCGCTTGGTTGCGTTTTGAGGACATCATCAATGAGACTATTGTTGATATTGATTATCTTAAGCACAGTTATGCGATTGGTGGATGCGATTTATCGGCAACTACTGACCTTACTTGCGCAACACTGCTCATTAGGAAGCCGAATGACAATAATGTCTATGTTCTGCAGCATTATTTCATCCCACAGAGCAAGATTGACTTCCTGGAGCAGACGCAGAGTAAGGAAGCACCATACAAATTATGGTCAGAACAAGGTTGGATAACAATCAACGAAGGCGCACAGGTTGATTATTCAAAAGTTACCGCTTGGTTTTATGATATGGTGCAGAGTTATGACATCAGACCGTTGTGGATATGTTATGACCGAGCGCTTTCGGGCTATTGGGTGCCTGAAATGATTGATTATGGTTTCGATATGGAAAAGACGGCACAAGGACCATTTACTTGGTCGCAACCTATGAAGGAAATGGGTGCCGCATTCCAGGAACATAAAGTTATTTATAACAACAATCCAATATTAAGGTGGTGCTTGGCTAATACGGCGGCCAAAGCGCTCAACAAGGAAGGCATTGAAACAATTCAGCCTGTAAAGATGCATCAGAACAGAAGGATTGACGGAATGGTTAGTCTCCTGAATGCATGGGTTGGATATGTCAAGCACTATGACGAGTATATGCCGTATGTGAGGTGATGAAAAAATGGGATTTTGGGACAAACTGTTTAAGCCGAGATGGAAAAGTGAGAAGCTTCAGACATTCCAAGAGCTTGGAACCTACAAAAGTCTGTTCTCAGGCTTCGGTGGTAACATTTACAAAAGTGATATAGTTCGTTCTTGCATCAGACCGCTTGCAGAGATATCCAGCAAGGCAAATGCAAAGTGTACTCATCCGGATATCGAAAGACTTCTGAATGATAGCCCTAACGAATTTATGAGCGGAAGAGACTTTCTGTATAAAGTCAGAACTTATCTCGAGGTTATGAACACTGCATTCATTCTGATCCAGAGAGATGACAGATTGAAAGTAGTTGGTTTATATCCTGTGCCTTATTCTTCATTCAAGATATTGCAGACATCTACAGGAAAGTTGTTTGTTGAGTTTAAGTTCAAGTCACTTGCGACCAATCAGATGGTTGCACCCATTGAAGACTTGGCTATTCTTCGAAAGGATTATATCTTCTCTGATATAGCCGGAGAAGACAACTCGCCACTCCTTCCACTGCTTGACTTGATAAGCACTACGCAGCAGGGAGTCGCAAACGCAGTTAAGGCAACCGCAAACCTTCGAGGCATTCTCAAGTCTACAAAGGCAATGCTTTCTGATGATGATATTAAGAAGCAGAAGGACAGATTTGTAAAGGACTATCTCAACCTTGAGAATGAAGGTGGTATTGCTTCCCTGGATAGCACACAGGAGTTCAGCCCTATTTCAATGAATCCTACTGTTGCAAGTAGCTCACAGATGAAAGAGTTCCGTGAGAATGTTTACAGATATTTCGGTGTTAATGACAGAATTGTTATGACCGATTTTTCAGAGGCCCAGTTCGAGTATTTTTATGAAGCTCGAATCGAGCCTTTTTTGATTGCGTTATCTGTTGAACTCACTCGCAAGATTTTCACCAACAGGGAACTCGGTTTCAATAACAAGATTATCTATGAGGCTAACAAATTACAGTTCGCATCTACGGCAACAAAGCTCTCATTTGTTCAGCTTGTAGACCGTGGAGCAATGACACCAAACGAATGGAGAGCAATCTTCAATCTTGAGCCTATTGAGGGCGGTGACACACCTATTAGAAGACTCGACACAGAGGAGGTAAACGACCACAACGAGCAAGCGCACAATGAAGCGCAGGCGAAGGAAGATGAAACTCCTGCAGAGTCAGACGAGGAGGACGATGACAATGAATAAAGAGACAAGAATGTATGCTTTCGAGATGAGAGCAGAACAGACAGAGGAACAGGGTGCTGTTATTACCGGAGTTCCTATTGTGTTTAATGCAGACACAGACCTTGGTTATTATACCGAGCGCATCGCAACAGGCGCACTCGATAAGACCGATTTAAGAGATGTTAGATTCCTTGTGAATCACAACACAGATATGATTCCACTTGCCAGAAGTCGCAACAATAACGCAAACAGCACTATGCAGATGGTTGTTGCAGAAGATGGAATGCATATCAGGGTTAACCTTGATGTAGAAGGTAATCCCGAGGCAAAGAGCCTTTATTCAGCAATAGGCAGAGGAGACGTAAGCGGAATGTCTTTCATGTTTACTGTTGATGAGGATAGTTGGGAAGGTTTAGACAGCGAACATCCTACCAGAACAATCACTTCGATTGGGAAGGTGTTCGAGGTTTCCGCAGTTACCTTCCCTGCATACGAGCAGACAAGCATCGAAGCCGCATCTGTAGACGAGGCTCTGGAGAGAGCAAAGTCAACGCTGGAGAGCGCACAGAAGGAGCAGAGAGGAAAAGAAGCTCGTGAAAGATTAATGAATTTATTGAAAGGAGAGTTGTCTCATGAAGATTGATGAGATGAACCTTGAGGAAGTCGAAGCAAGACTTGCAGAGATTACCTCCGAGATCGAGCAGAGAAGTGATGTTGAGCTTTCTGAGGAAAATTCATTCGAGCAGGAAATCACAGAACTTCAGCAGCGCAAAGCTCAGCTTGTAGAAGCAGAAGAGAGCAAGGCTACCGCCGAGGCCATTGAAAGAGGCGAAGTAAAAACAGAAATTATTGAAGAAAGAAAAGAGGAAATCAAAATGGAAGAGATAAAGATTTATGGTGTTGATTCACCCGAGTACAGAGACGCATTTTTTGCTAACCTTGTAGGCCAGGCAACCGCAGAGCAGAGAGGTATCTTTGCAGACTCTGATGCTGGTTATGGTACCGGTGTTGCGCTTCCTGTTACTACTGATGCAGCTATTTGGGATCAGGTTCTTACTGCACATCCTATTCTTAATGATGTTGCAATCGTTAAGTCTGGAATCGTTATGAAGGTTTCCCAGATGACTCCTTCAAACCTTGGAACTGAGGGCGGCGTTAAGGGCAAGAAGGATAATGCAGACCTTGTTCAGCTTACCTTCAGCACCAATGAAGTTGTTCTTGCTGGTAAGGACTACACCACTTATGTAACTCTCTCATACGCAGAAGCAAAGATGTCTGTTGGCGCTATGGAGAAGTTCCTTGTTAACGAGATTGCAAACGCACTCGGCGAGCTTCTTGCTGAGGATGTATTTGCAAGAATCCTTTCAGATGCTTCAAGCAACGAAGTAACCAAGGGACAGAACACCTACTATGCATCAATCAAGAGCGCTCTTGGTTCAGCTACTCAGGCAGTAAATCCTGTTATCTATGCTCCTTCAGCACTTTACTATGCAATCCTTGGTGAAGTTGATAGCAACGGTCAGCCCATCGTTCGTGATGGTGTTGTTCTTGGCGCTACTCTCAAGAAGGATAATGCAGCAACCAAGATTACTGTTGTAGATCCTGCAATGTTCGTTCTCAACGTTGTAGCTGATACCACCATCACTTCTCAGAATATGGTTTCAAAGGGTGGCTACGATAT